TGGTGAAGCTGGTGATACTATTAACTTAACTACTGCAACTGTAAATTTACCAACAGGTGTTGGTGGAATATCATGGCAAGCAGTAAAAACTGCTAACTTTACTGCAGTAGCAGGTGAAGGTTATTTTGTAAATACAACAGGTGGAGTTATCACAGCAACTTTACCATCATCTGCAACTATAGGAAATGAAGTTTCAATAATAGATTATGCTGGAACAGCAGATACAAATAATATAACTATAGGAAGAAATGGACATAACATTCAAGGTGCAGCATCAGACATGACAGTAACAACTGAAAGAGCGGCTTTTACATTAGTTTATGTTGATTCAACACAAGGGTGGTTATTGAAGGACAAATAATATGGCTAATTATAAAGATTTAAGATATGTATTTCCTGCAAGTTCAATTGCGTCAGGTACTATATCAAATTCTCGTTTAAACATATCAGATTTTGACGACAATAAAATCGTTAATGATATTTCTACATTAGGATTAAGAGTTCACACACAAGAAAATTTAAATGCGTCTAATACTAACTCTGCATCTTTTGATGTATTTCAAGATAGTTCTGGGATTACTAATTTAACTAATACTACAAGAAATGCTCTTGAATATGTATCTTCAGTTAATGTAGCTGAAGCATACGAAACAGGAGACAGGACAAGTTCTTACACAATTACAACACAAAATGCTACAACACAAACAGGAAGTATAAATAATTGGTTAGATGGAAGTTTTAGTGCTGGAACAACTAACAGTTGGCATTGGAATGCTGCTGGTTCAAATCAAAATGGAAATAGTATTACATTTGATTTAGGCTCTGGTAATTCTAAAGTTTATACAGGTGCTAAAATTTATCAAAGTAATACTGGCTCATCTGGTACTTGGAAATGGCAAGGCTCAAATGATAATTCTTCATATACCGATTTAAGTTCAAATTTTACTTGGAATGGAAGTGATGGTGGGTCTGGAACTGCACAATATGCAGAAGCCACTTGGTCTAATAATACTGCATACAGATATGCAAGATTAATGGGTGTTGTAGGTGCAACAGATACAGATAGTCCTTGGCAAACAGAATTAGAATTTAGAGTAAAAACAACTACAGCAAACGCAACTGGTTCGTTCGAAGGTGCAACAATAACTGCTGGAGCATCTACTTCTAAAATGGGTGCAGTAATAACGTATCAAGATAACGCTGGAACTAACACACTAAACACAGATATAATTTTAAAACTTTCTGCTAACAATGGTTCTAACTATGCAACAGCTACACTTACAGCTCTACCGGATTTTTCTACTGGTATTAAGATGGCGAAAGTTAATGACCTGAGTGTGACAGCAGGTACACAATTAAAATACAAAATAGAATTTGCTAATCAATCTTTAGGTTCAAAAGAAGCTAGAATAAGAGGAGTATCATTACAATATTAATATGAGTGAAGTTAAAGTAAATAAAATAAGTCCAAGATCAGGCACAACTGTAACGATGGGAGACTCTGGAGATACAATTGTATTTCCATCTAACGCTTTACAGAATTCATCTTTGCCTGGTTCAGGACAAATTACAATAAACGGTCAAGCAGTAGCGCTTGGTGGATCAGTAACAATTGCTACAGAATCAAGACCAACTTTTACATCTATAACTCCAAACGTAATTGAAAATGCACAAACAACTTGTGTGATAGCTGGTGGTAGTTTTGTATCTGTGCCATTGGTTACAGCAATTAATTCATCTACAGGTGCTAGAGTATCTGCTGATGAAGTAGCTTTTAACTCAGCATCACAGATTACAGTAAAATTTACACTACCAGTTGACGGTAGTTATCTATTATATATTGAAAACCCAGACGGTAATGCGGTTCAAACATCTGCAGTGCTTACAGTTTCTGATGCACCAGCATGGGTAACTGGAGCAGGGTCACTGGGTTCATTTTCTGGTGGAGATAATATTGGTACAATTACTTTAACAGCAACAAATTCAGTAAGCATGGCTGTGCAATCAGGATCTTTACCCGGTGGAATTACACTGAATAGTGGATCAGGTTCATCTACATTGACTGGAACAGAATCTGGTGCTACATCTGATACAACATTTACGTTTACTATTCGTGCAACTGATGCTCAAGGGCAGACAGCAGATCGACAGTTTACAATGACATTTAATTTTGGAGCAAATAACTCAGGAAGGTTTAACTAGGATAATATTATGGCAAACAGTAATTTAACACATACCGCATCAGCAGGAAATCAAAAGACTTGGACTTTTAGTGCTTGGGTTAAAAGAAGTAATGTTAATACAATTTCATATCTTTACAATCAAGGTAGTGCAGGTAATACATTTGTTTCTATTTATTTTAGTAGTGATGACACTTTTAGATGTTACAATGAAGCTAGCAGTAACCAAACTTTATATTTTGTAACAACTAGAAAATTTAGAGATACTTCAGCCTGGTATCATGTTGTTGTTCAATGTGATACAACACAAGCTACACAGGGCGATAGATTTAAGATCTGGATAAATGGTGTTCAAGAAACGAGTTTTTCTTCAGAATCTTATCCTGCTCAAAATTCTGATACAAATATGAATGTTAATTCTACAGTTCAGAGAATTGGTGTTTACAATGCTTCTGGAAGTAATCCTAACTATTATTGGATGGGTTATATGAGCCATGTTGCTTTAGTGGACGGGTCTGTGGTAGCTCCGACTGTTTTTGGTCAAACAGATTCTACATCTGGTATTTGGAAATTTAGATCACCAACTGGTGTTACCTGGGGTACAAATGGTTTTCATTTAAAATTTGAAAACTCTGGTAATTTAGGTTTAGATAGTTCGGGTCAGTCAAACAATTTTACAGTTAATGGAAATTTAAAACAAAGCTTATCTACTCCATCAAATATTTATGGTACATTAAGTAATCAAATAGTCCCTTGGGCAAGTAGTACAGTTGCGACTAATGGAAATACTACTATTACATGTCCTAGTGGAACTGAAGGTACATCAATGGTAACTATCGGTGTTAACACTGGTAAATGGTATTGTGAAATGAAACAAGGTGATAGTAATGATGTCTACATTGGAGTCGGTGCCGAAACATTTATTAGTGATAATTTACTTAATCTTTACTCTGGTGCAACTCACAATGCTACAACTGGACTTTTAGTAAAACATTCTAATGGTACAAGATATGTAAATGGAAGTAGTTCAGGAGGTATTTTTGCATCAACTGGTTCCGGTGATGTTACAGGTATAGCTTTAGATTTAGATGCCGGAACAAGAACAGTTACATTTTACAAAAACGGAGTTGCAGATAGTGCAGGTGCACAAAACTTACCAACCAATATGCAAACAGGTTTTTTATTCCCAGTGTGTATGGTTCTTGATGATAGTATAGTACATTTAAACACAGGTGATGGGTTTTTTGGTACAACAGCCATATCTTCTGCAGGCTCAAATGGTAATGGAAGTTTATTTGAATATGATGTACCATCAAATCATTACGCATTAAATACAAAAAATTTAAATACTTATGGATAGGATATAATATGGCATACGCAACAATTACAAAACCTAGTTTACAATTTAATACTAAGCTTTATTCAGGCAATGGTTCTACACAAAATATTACAGGGGTTGGGTTTCAGCCTGATCTTATATGGCAAAAGGAACGAACTAGTACAAGTTATCATGTTTTAACAGACAGAGTTAGAGGTAATACTAAACAGTTGTTTCCAAATGTTGGAGCAGCAGAAGCAACAAGTTCTTTATACATAACTTCTTTTGATAGTGATGGATTTGGTCAAGGTCAAAATGATGACACAAATCAAAGTGGTCAAACATATGTAGCATGGAATTGGAAAGCTGCAGGTTCAGCAGGTTCAACAAATAATGACGGAACTATAGCAACTACTGTTTCTGCAAATACGACAGCAGGGTTTTCAATAGTTAAATGGACGGGTACTGGTAGTGCAGGAACTTTAGGACACGGTTTAGGAGCGGTCCCTAAAACAATTTGGGTTAAAAAAACAAGTCAAAGTGATGATTGGTTTATTTGGCATGAAGGTTTAGGTGCAGAAGGAAAAATAAATTTTAATAATAATTCTGCTAATCAAAATGATGCAGGGTATTGGAACAATACATTACCAACAAACCAGGTTTTTTCTGTAACATCTAATGGTGCTAATAACGCTAGTGGACAAACTTACATGGCCTACTGTTTTACAAATATTACCGGTTATAGCCATTTTGGAACTTACAAAGGAAATGGATCAAGTAGTAATGCACCTTTTGTTGGGGGAACATTCGTATACACTGGTTTTAAACCCGCGCTTATTATAGGTAAGTACAGAGATGGTACAGGAGATTGGTATATGTGGGACAATAAAAGATTAGGATACAATAGAGATAACAATAAAATAAAAACAAGTGATTCTGCTGCAGAAACAACAGAAGATTGGATTGATATATATTCCAATGGTTTTAAATTTTTTAATAACAGTGGTGATTTTAACTATGCGAATTATAGTTTTATTTTTATGGCTTGGGCAGCGGAACCTTTAGTAGCTAACGTAGGAGAAAGTATACCAACAACAGCAAGATAATTATGACTGGAATATTAAAAGTAAACACACTTAGAAAAGAATCTGGTGATATTATTACGATTGGAGAATCAGGTGATGTCATCAAACAAGTTGGTTTACCTATTACTGCTACTCAAGGGACTTCATCTAATCCGATTGTTCTAAAAGTAACGGTTGCCGCAAAAACTTCTGGTAATGTTTATAATGGTCAAGGTAGTTCTAATGCATATTTTATAAATGGTATAGAAGCACCAAGTTTTTTTATTGAAGGTAATGAATCTGCAAGTTACGAATACTATTATAAATTTGATCAATCAGATGCATCTAATGGAAATGGTGGTGGACACCCTTTAAGATTTTATTTAGATGCAGCTAAAACACAGATATTTTCAACTAACGTAACAACAAATGGTACACCTGGTCAAGCAGGTGCTTACACACAAATAAAAGTTGGTACTAGCACACCACATGTTTTATACTATCAATGTAGTAGTCACGCTTTTATGGGCAATAAACTTATTAACCCAGCTACAAAAACTTTTAATCTTAGCGGAGCTGCTATAACCTTACCATCCGGAACGGGAACTGCAAATCAAGTTATAAAAGTTTCAAGTGTGTCTAATGGTATTTCAAGTTTAACTTTTGGGGACCCTGTAACTTTTCCAACAATATCATCTATCAGTCCAACTGTTATAGAAAACAATGCAACAAACGTTGTAATTACTGGTACTAATTTTAAAGATAGTTCAACACCACCAACTGTTGATGCAATCAATTCATCTTCAGGTGCAATTGTAACTGCAAACTCTGTAACGTTTACAAGTGCAACTTCTGTAACTGCAAACTTTACTTTACCAGTTGATGGTACATATTTTTTAAGATTAGAAAATAGCGATGGTCTTGCAGCAAGATCAGCTTCTGCATTATTAACCGTGTCTGATGCGCCTGCATGGACAACTAATGCAGGAAGTTTAGGATCAGTGTCATCTGGCGATTCTATTAACTTTACAGTAGCGGCTACTAATGCTACAAGTTTTGCAGTACAATCTGGATCATTACCTGGAGGTGCAAGTATAAACAACTCTGGTGTAATATCAGGTACAGAATCAGGCTCAACGCAAACAACAACGTATACATTTACTATACGAGCAACGGATGCACAGGGTCAAACAGCGGATCGTCAGTTTACAATTACAGTATCTCACGGTTCGTCAGGAGGAGCGCAATTTAATTAACCATGGCTACTACATATTTAACGAGAAGTATATCATCTGGAGCAGATTTAACAAAATGGACATGGAGCTGTTGGGTTAAAAGAACAGATTTAATAGGTGCTGGAAATAATTATCAAAGATTAATTTCTAACGAACATTCTGGCGATAACAGCAAGGCTTGGTATTTAAGATTTCAAAATAGTACAGAATTCCATGGGTGGGATCAATTAGGTTCTTTTGAATTTACAACAAATGCTAAATTTAGAGATGTTAATGGTTGGTATCATTTAGTAGTAAAATACGACAGTACTCAATCAACTGAATCAAATAGATTAAAAGTTTATGCAAATGGTGAAGAACAATCTTTTTCGGCTGTTCATTATCCAACTTTAAATGAGGCTTCTAATTTTATGAACTCAAATGTTGGTTATGTTGACATAGGTTTTTACAGACAAGGTACTAGTGAGTATTTTGGTGGATTGATGTCACATATGCACTTTACAGCAGGTTATGCTTATGATGCTTCAGCATTTGGTTCAACAGATGCAACAACTGGAGAATGGAAAATAAATACTTCTCCAAATGTAACTTATGGTTCGTTAGGTTTCTTTATTTTAAAAGATGGTAATTCAGTTACAGACCAATCTCCTAATACCAATAACTTTACAGTTGGTGGTGGTACACTTACAAAAACAGAAGATAATCCTTCAAACATATTCTGTACTTTAAATTCTTTAGCAACAGGAAATTCTAAACCGACTTTTTCAAACGGTTCTAATAGAGTAGTTGCAACAGCAAATAGTTATCAATTTTCATGTGGAACTATTGCAGTTCCATTAACAGGGAAATGGTATTGGGAAGTAAAAGCAGATAATAATGTAAATGGCTCTAATAGTGAATATCTTATAGGTGCTGTTTTAGAAAGTAGGTTAGAAGCATCTGGTAACTTTGCAGAGTTTGCTGCCGATGGTATTACTCAATATGGAAGTGTAGGAACTGGTATAGGTGCAAATGATATAATAGGTGTTTCAGTTGATAGAACTGCAGCTACTTTAAAAATATATAAAAATAATTCTTTAATTCTTACTAAATCAAGTTTACCTGCAGAATTATTATACCCTATGGTAACTGTTTATGGAAGTGGTGTAAATGCTTATGCAAATTTTGGCAATGGCTACTTCGGAACAACTGCAGTATCAAGTGCAGGAACTAACGCAAGTAATAATGGAATATTTGAGTATGATGTGATACCAAGTGATGCAAACGCTTTATCAACAAAAGGAATAAATTCATAATGGCTTATACTACAATTAATAAACAATCAGCACACTTTAAAACTAAACTTTATACAGGTACAGGCTCGTCTAATGCACAAACAGGTGTTGGTTTTCAACCAGACTTTACATGGATTAAATCAAGAGATAGTTCATCTTATAATAATATGCTTTTTGATGCTGTTAGAGGTGCAACAAAGTATGTAAAATCTGACGCAACAAGTGCAGAAAATACTTTAGCACAAAGTTTAAAAAGTTTTGATACAGATGGATTTACAGTTGGAACTGAAGCTGATGTAAATAATAATAACACTAGTTATGTAGCTTGGAATTGGAAAGCTGGCAATTCTTCTGGTTCATCAAACTCTGATGGAAGTATAACTTCAACTGTATCAGTTAATACTAC